GTGCGGTAACAGCGACTAAACGAACAGAAATATTTAATCAATTCCAAACGCAAGACAACCCACGTGTACTGGTGATCCAACCACAAGCCGCATCACATGGCGTTACGTTGCACGCCGCTAACGTGGTGGTCTATTGGTCGCCGGTGATGTCAGTTGAGACTTACCTTCAAGCCAACGCCCGTGTGCATCGAGCGGGGCAACACAATCCCTGTACCGTGGTGCATCTACAAGGCTCCCCAGTTGAGAAGAAGATGTATGCCATGCTGGAGTCGAAAGTGGACATACACACAAAAGTTGTAGACCTCTACAAAAATATAATTGAAGAAGCTTGACATTGTATAATTTAGGTTATAGAATTTAGTTGTGGTCGTTATAACAAATAGGAGTGACACATGGAAATTAAAGCTGACAAGCTTGTCAAGACTTACGTAAAGATAAGAGACAAGCGCAAAGAACTTGTTGATCAGTATGAGAAAGAAGACAACAATCTTAAAGAGGCCCTTGAACTCATCGAAAGCGAACTGCTAGAGATGTGCAAAGAGACGGGTGCCGATAGCCTACGCACAGAATTTGGCACGGTGACACGCCGTGTGGCGAAACGCTATTGGACAAACGATTGGCACTCTTTCCACGAATTTCTTAAGGAACACGGCGCATTGGAGCTGTTGGAGAAGCGTATTGCCCAGACCAATATGTCTACCTTTCTTGAGGAAAATCCTGACCTGCTACCGCCGGGTCTTAATGTTGATAGTCGTTATACCGTAACCGTAAGGAGAAAGTAAAAAATGAGTGAACTTGCAATGCTTGATCAAAAACTACCTGCCCACTTGCGTTCGCTGGAGGCATTAGACGAAACCACTAAAGCCCTCATGGGTAGTTCTGGTGGTGGTTCTAAGCGCATCTCCATTGAGGGTGGTGTGTGGCGTATGCTAGTCAACGGCAATGAAGTAGCCCGTAACGAAGAGCGTTCTATGAACGTGGTGATTGTTGCCGCCGCCCCCAAAGTATCTCGGACGTTTTACGCTGGGGTTTACAAAAAGGGTGTTGCCACTGCACCTGACTGCTGGTCTGCTGATGGTGATAAGCCTGATGTTACAGCTAAAGCCCCTCAAGCGAAGACATGCGCAAGCTGTCCTCAGAACATCAAGGGATCAGGCCAAGGTGATTCCCGTGCTTGCCGCTTTTCACAGCGATTGGCTGTTGTTCTTGAGAATGACGTAGGTGGAGATGTTTACCAGTTAACTTTACCGTCGCAGTCAATCTTTGGTGAAGGGGAGGCTGGTAAGTGGCCCTTGCAGATGTACGCCAAAATGATTGGTAGCAAAGGTGTACCTATTACGGCGGTTGTAACTGAGATGCGGTTTGACACTGATTCGTCTACCCCCAAGCTGACGTTTAAACCAGCACGGTTTTTGGAGACAGATGAATTTAACCTTGCATTAGAACAGGGAAAGACCGATGCCGCAACTAAGGCAATCACTATGACCGTTGCCCAGATGGATGGTGTAGACTCAAAGCCCGCTTTGGAAAACTTTAAGCCTGAAATTACAGAAGAAGCTGAAGAAGAACCTGTTAAGCGAACTACGAAAAAAGAGGAAGCACCAGCCCCCAAAAAGAATCTGAACAAGATTCTTGAAGAGTGGGACGACGAATAAGGAGGGAGTGATGAAAGGCTATTCAAGTCGTTTTATCAAAGCCATTGAGGCGGCAGATACAAGCAAGTTAGGTGTACAACTTGCCAAGGTTTGCATCGCCAAAGACATTCCCGTAACGGATGTAGCTGATTTTTTTAAGGTTACTCGTATGACGGTCTACAACTGGTTCAAAGGAGTTACAAAAGTACCTGATGCCCACACGGAAAAGGTACAAAAGCTGGTTGCTAAACTTCAAATGTAAGGCTTATGGGGGGCTAGGTTCGCTACCGAAGAGGGCAGTGCCGTCGGCCTCTGCCCCCCAATCTTTTAGACGGTTAATTAAGGACGGCTATGGTAACAAGAACAGAATTTCTTTCCCTAGTTTTACCACCAACAGGAATCTACTGTGTAGTAGGGCTGAAAGACAAAAAACCTCGGCAAGTTTTTGTAGACACACTCGAAGATGTTTCTGATTATGCGGATGCTCTAACAGCTAAAGGCTATGATTCTTATTTTGCGTTAGCTTCTTTCAATAACAACGAAGACGGACGTACTTTAGCTAATGCCAAGGAAGTCAAATCTTTTTTCTTAGATATTGATTGTGGCCCTAACAAAGATTACGCCGATCAAGCTGATGGTCTAGCCGCTACCAAAGCATTTGTAAAAGCCGCTAAGCTTCCTCCCCCTACGGTTATCGTTAATTCAGGCCGTGGTATCCACGTTTATTGGGCCTTGGAACAAGCTCTTCCTAAGGAGGAATGGCGACCCCTAGCAGAGAATCTTAAAGCTCTCTGCACTAAACATGGGTTCCGTGCTGACCCTGCGGTGACCGCCGATACTGCACGTATATTACGAATCCCTGAAACGCTTAATTTTAAGGATCCTGAGAACCCACAACCAACCTCGATACTGATGGCCCGTACAACGGTGAGTATCGACACCCTAAAAGATATTCTGGTAAGTAACGACAACGCCCTGGATATACCGGGCACGAATCCATTTAAACGTCCACTTGATGCTACGACTCTGGCACTGATGGGCAACTACGAAGCCAAATTTAAAACCATTCTGCTTCAATCCGTGCAGGGTGAAGGCTGTGCGCAGATAGCACACATCTATGAGAACCAAGAATCAATAGAAGAACCTTTGTGGAGAGCGGGGCTGTCAATAGCCCAACACTGCTCGGACGCTGAAAAAGCGATCCACGTAATATCTAAGAACCATCCGGACTACAACAAACAAATTACCATTAAAAAAGCTGGGGAAACCAAAGGCCCCTACACCTGCGCAACTTTTAAAAAACTAAACCCCAGCACCTGTGAAGGATGCCCCCAGAAGATCACATCGCCAATTCAAATCGGTAGGGAGATCATTGTTACCGAAGGGGAGAAAGAGGTTGTTGAAGTCGAAAGCATTACAAAAGAGGAGCAAATACGTCATTCCAGAACTGCCGTTCCCATACTTCCGAGGCAACAACACGGGTGTTTATCGTCGAGCCGACCCCAACAAAGAAGACGACAAAGACGAACTTATTTATTCGTATGACTTTTATGTTGTTAAACGTATCCACGATCCCGAAGACGGGGAAACTTTATTACTACGACTGCACTTACCCCGAGATGGTGTGCGTGAGTTTGTTGTGCCTCTCAACGCAGTCTTGTCGAAAGAAAAGTTTATTGGCGCAATCGCCGCGCAGGGCATGGCGGTACTAGGTAAAAAACAGGACACACTTATGAACTACGTAGCTCGTTGGGTAGAGCTTCTGCAATCCACAAGCAAGTCAGAAATAGCACGCAAACAGTTTGGTTGGCTGGACGACAACAGCGCATTTGTGGTGGGTGATCGGGAAATTCTTGCCACGGGTGAAATTAAGTACAGCCCTCCTACAGCGGTCACATTACCTATTCTGCCAATTCTTCAACCCAAGGGTGACTTTCACATTTGGAAAGATGTTATCAACGCTTACGGGCGTGCTGAGATGCAAGGACGAGCTTTTGCTTTCTTTATGGGTTTTGGTGGCCCTTTGATGAAGTTTGTTGGTGATGGTGCGCTAGATGGCTTCTTGCTAAATCTTGTCAGTAAGGGCAGTGGTACAGGTAAATCAATCCTGCTTCATGCAATCAACAGCATTTACGGTAGGCCCAAAGAACTGCTTTTGTCTTACAAAGATACACACAATCATAGGCTACAACGTATTGGTGCAATGCAATCAATGACTCCAACAATCGACGAGCTAACTAACCTCAAACCCGAGATCATGTCCAATCTGGTCTACGACATTACGTCTGGTAGGGGCAAGAACAGGATGTCCTCGAAGGCTAACGTGGAGCGATTGAATCATTCAACTTGGCAAATTCCTGTTGTGTCTTCTTCCAATCGGTCAATTAAAGACGCACTGCTTACGATCAAATCTTTTCCCGAAGCGGAGCTACTGCGGATACTGGAAGACCGAATTTTAGTAGACCCCTACGACGATCCTACGTGGTCAAAAGCGCATTTTGGACGGATCATTAACAACTACGGGCACGCCATTGACCCCTACATTAAGTACGTAGCAAGCAATTTGCCTGAGTGTATTGAGCTTCTAAGCCGTGTAAACGCAAAAATAGACCGGGCGGCTGGAATTAAAAACACAGAAAGGTTTTGGTCAGCAGGGGCGGCTATTGCCATCACAGGTGGCATCATCGCCAAGAATTTAAATCTGCACGACATTGCAATCGAGCCGGTCTTTGACTATGTAGTCAATCTAATTAAGAACACACGCCTTAGCAATAAAGAATCTTTGGGTGACAGTGACGACTTCTTGGGTGGCTTTCTACAGAAACATTTTCACGAGATTCTGGTTATCAACGGCAAGCTTGACAAACGAACTGGGCTTGAGATGGGTGCGATACGGGAACCCCGTGGCCCACTGACTGCACGGTTTGAACCTGATACAAAGCTACTTTTTGTAGTCAACAAGAGTTATCGGGATGAGTGTGGTAAGCAGTTTTTAAGTTACGACGATACATTGCTAAATCACAAAAAGAATAAGGCTTTGCTTGGGGTTAAGAAAAAGCGCATGATGTCTGGTACCCTCGCCGCCGCTACCGCAGGAGTAGACGCTCTGGTGTTTGACACTTCTAAACTAGGCTTC